CCACCATCAACACTACCACCAGCCACACTACCACCAGCAACACCTTTACCTAGTCTACGTCTTTTCATTTTTCCACCTTTAGGATCTACACCAAGACCAACAGCTCCAAGTAATCCAGATAAAATACCAGAACCTTCAGCACCACCAGCAACACCTTTACCTTTTGCTTTTTTAGTCATAGGTGCTTTACCAGTGTGTTTTCTCCACATTTCACCAAGTTTTTTCATTTTTTCTTTAGCAGGCATATCTGGAAGTGAATGAAAATTGTTTTTTACAAATTCTCTATAAGATGACATCTATATATATATTATATTAATATAAAATAAATTAAATTTATATTAAATTACTATTAAATTTTTAATAAACTCGAGAATGTTTTCCTCTCATAGCACCACCAGCAACACCCATACCTAAAGCAGAAAGTCCTTTTTGTGCCAATTCAACACCTTTAGCAATATGATCTGGATTAATACCTTTGAAAGCACTTAAACCAGATTTAAATAATTTTCCTACTTTACCAAATATAGAACCACCAACACCTCTACCTTCTAAATCTATATGAGAAACTTTATTATCTAGATTAGAAGTAAGTTCAAGAACTTCAGCAGATGATGGACCAGTAAGAATATATTGACATTCAGAAGCATTGATAAAGCATTTACCTGGTTGTTCTACAAGAATATAGAAGTCATAGGCGAGTGTATTATTAGTAACATTATAACCAAGTGGACTTGCCGAAAGAGTGGCTGTAACTTGTAATGTTGAGTATTTATTCGCTTGTCCGACATCCTCATCTGGTTCAAGACCAATATCTCTAGAAACATCAACAATACAAACAGAACCAGTGTTATATTTCCACTCTGAAAATATATCTTGTAAACCATTTTTAAGACTCATATTATACAAATCACTTTCACTATATGTTGCAAATAAATTAATTCTGTTATTAAAATTAATTGAAAGATTTTTAATACGTAAAAATGTGTCTGGTGTTCCTTGTGCAAGTACTGCAGTATTAAGAGCTGATTTACTTGGTCTTGCGAAGATATAAAGTTTAGATGGAATAGAAGCAAGACGAAGAGATTGTGCTGTAAAATTTGAAATATCAGCGGTTGTATTTGTCCAATTACCACAAGGTGAGATAAATGGTTGAATTAATGAGTAGTCATATGCAAGGGTTTGTGGTTGTCTAGCACTAAGAACGGGATCTTGAGTAATATATTCAACAAGAAGAGTTGGTGCTTGATAATTTGCTTGATTTACAGTTACTTGTCCACCATTAAGTTGAACAGATAGACTATTTTGACAAGTTACATATAAAGAATTAGAAGATGTAAGGATAGCAGAAATCATACGATTGAGATCAGCAAATCTAATATTTAAAATTAAATTGTTTAGATTGCTAAGACCAGCGCTTTTATCCATTAAATCTCCATATAACATAGGTGAAATCATCAATTGTTCAGTTAACTGAATTTGATAATAATTATATGATTGTGTTCCACTTGTTCCAGTACCTAGAAATTGCCATACATAAGAAGCACGTGTTGGAATTACGGGATTAGCACCATAAGGAGCAAATGGAGAACGATTATCGGCATTACTTGGAACGCCAGCATCTACTGGGTTGTAATAAGTAGATGAATCATCTTTTTGAAGAGGCATTTCAGAAGACCATCTTGCCATATCTTCATTAGGAATTATATGTGGATAAATACAAGTATAATCATTATTAGATGTAGAAGTTGATGAACCATTAAGTCTGAGCTCAATTGCACTCGCAGATGAACCTATTGGTGCTACTCGAGGAACGCAACCAAAATATGTATTTGTTCCTTCAACAGCTGGTGCACCGGCATTATTAACAGCATTAAATGCAATTGGTTGATTACCAGTGGTTGTCCAAGCGTTTAAAACTAAAATTGTATATTGTACACGTAAATCACGTTTTACAACTGTAGTAAGAGATGGAGGTGTGATATTATTCCAGATCCAATTTTGGTCAGAACTTGAATCAGCTGTATATTTATAGATACTTTTGTTAACTCCTGATTTGTAAACAACTTCGGAAGCTTGATAAGACTCTTCGACATCAACAACTGGGTCAATTACGAGAACTTTGTTTAAATTCGTGTTCATTATATATTATATAACTATATTATTTTTAAAATTAAAAAAATAAATTAATTTTAAATTATTATATTAAAAAACTTTTAAATCTGTTTTTGTCTGTTTCAAAAATCGCCGGGTCCTTTTTTAAATTCCAGTTTAACACTAAACATTTCACCATTTATTATATTAACTGGATATATGTTTCCATCTTTTGTTTCATAAAATAGAAGTAAATCTATTTTTGAAAAAGGTTGTTGAGCATACAAATTATACCATCTTAAAATTCCAGCAGGAACATAAATAAGTAACGAACCAGATGATAATGTTGATGTATCTGGAATAATATCAGTTATCATATTTAAAGAATTATTGGAAGCAAATCCATTAGTTGAGAATGTTTTCCCCTCACCATCTCCAGAAACTGGAACTAAAGTAGTTCCAACAATAATTCTTGTTAAATCATTAAAAGCATATATAGTTGATACTTCCTGTTGAATATATACAAATTGTGGTAATGTAGAAGAACCAGTTCCTTGAATTGCGTTTACACCATTATTTTGAACTAATAATTGTTTTTCTGGATTATTTCCATTTGTTAATGTTGCGAATGTTGGAAATAAAAAGTTATTCCATAAATTTTGATTCATAAATACTTGAAATGTTGGATTTCCTGAAGTATCTGTAATTGTATAATGACCATCACATATAACGCTAAATAATTTTGTAGCTGGTTCATATATAATTTTAGGTGGTTCGGTTGGTTGAAAGGTTGCTCCTAAAACGTCTTTTATACTATTAAATGCTATTTGATATGCTGAATTAATTTGGTTTAAGAATGTTTGATATGTGAATATATCAACTGGACCAGAATCAACTGGAATTAATTCAGAAAAAGCATTTAATATACCATATGAACCATCTTGAGGTGTAAATGTATATGCTACAGTTGCTGCAGGACCTCCAGCGGTCATATCGATTGCTTGATAACCAATAGGAGTCGTTAAATCTGATTGAACTCTATGTATTAATAAATATCCATTACTATCAAATCCCAAAAATCTATCAGCATATACATTACTATAACTATATTGAATTGTTAGTGTTGTACTTGCTGTTAATACACCATCACTACTCGTTCTATAAATATAATTTGTATCAACAGCAGAAACCCAATTGTTAGAAGGACTACGACCATAAGTACTAATAGCAGCTGTGCCAATACTCCACTGTGCATAAAAACAATTAATAGCAGGTGATCCTGTAGGATAGTTAATATATACAATCAGTATACCTCCATAAGCTAACATTCCAGAAAATTGCATTCCAACATTGTTTAAGGTAGAGTTAGAAGTATATGTTAATACTGGATTCCAAGTATTAGCTCCTGTTCGATTATATTCTAATATAAAAAAGAATTCTTGACCTGATGTTGATTGAGTTGTATAACCATAATAGAAAGTTCCATTTGTATCAGCACACATCCCTACCATTGCTTGGAAAGATTCTGTTGGATTAAAAGATGTAGGTCCAGGTAATGTTGCCATTACGCTATTACTACCATTTTGATAAACATTAACCGTTTTATTATCATTTGATAAAATATAATATGTTTTTACAGTAGGATATGCGTTTGTTTGGTCATATGTTGGTAAAACAGAATAATTAATACCAGTCATAATTGAACTATATTGAACATTATCTGGCTGTAATGTTATGGTTTGAATTTTATTATTATTTGATATATTATAATACGAGTATTGTGTAGTTGTTTGTGGATTAATTTGAGGTACATATTGTAATTCTATTTGTTGTTGTGTACCATTAAAATAACCAACACCAACTTGCCATTGATTGAAAGGTATATTATTTTTTGTTAATGGTATGCCAGATAATGGTACACGTAGCCGATTAATTGATAATTTCCATTTATCAGGATCGTGAAAGAATGGTTTTAATAATGTGGTTTCATATTTAGCAACTTGTGTTGCTCCACTTTGGTTAAAATACGAAGCATTGAAATATTCTCTTTGTGTATCTACTTCGGTTGTAAAGTTTCTACTCATTATATAATATAATAATATATTAAAAATTATATTATAAAATTAATTTAATAAATTTGTAATTGTATGTTTGGTTAAATTTTTTCTATATTCTTGATTTTCAGTATTTTGAAATGGATTATGTAAATGAACATTTAATAATTTTCGCTTATTTCTAACTCTATTAATGTGATGAGCAAGAGAACCAGCAATTAATTCGTGTGGATAATGTGATAATGGGGTAAAACCTTTACCAGTTGATTTTTTAGGTTTAAATCCTTTACCAGATTTATATTTTTGAATAGCATTAATATGTGATTGTTTTAAATTCTTTTTTCCTTCAACATTTAAACCTAAATCTTGAGATATTTGTTGTAAATCTTTTAAATTTAATTTATCTAATTGTTGTTTTGATAAAACACCAGTTTCTGGAATAGTTTCAAAAGCATTATAAGCATCATTAGTTTTAAATTTTTCTTGTCTTCGTGCTGGTGCTTGTGCTTGTTCTCGTTTTCCCGTTGCTGTTAAAATTGCTGCTATATCTGCATCAGTTACTTTTTCTCCTTCCTGTACCCGTGATAGTGAACGTATATTATTATTATGTTTTACTTTTCTAAAAATAGTGTCATCATCATCGTCATCTGCATAGTCTACTTCTTTTAATCCCCATTTTCTTATACTTTCTGCGTCTTGTTCTCGTTCTAATGCTTCATTTTCTTTTCTTTTCAAATAATCTGATTTAGCTGGTTGATATCCCAATAATAATTGTTCTGATGGTAAAAATGGTTCTATTTTTAATTTCTTTCTTTTTTCTGTTTTTAATTTTCGTCTTAGTTCTATTTCTGTATCTGAATCATTAAATGGAACATTAAATTGATATAATAACCGCTTTAGACTTTGTTCAGTCATACTATTTATTATTTGATCAGATGGAATACTTTCAAAAGGTGTTGGCGGATATTCTGGCGATGCTTCTTGTTTTCTTTCTAAATTTAATACAGGTTCTGTTAATTGTGGACCTTGTAAACTATATCTATTTAAATCTTGTGTGACACCTTGAACAACATCTAAAGCATCTGCTTGTGCTTGTTCTGGTTCTAGTTGGTCATCTACTTGAAATTGTTGTTCTAAGACTGGTTGTATTTGTTGTAATTCTGGATGGACTTCACCAAGTTGAGCGGATGCTACATTTTCAGCAACATTTGACATTGCTCCTCTAATTTCTGCACCTTCTTGTTCAACTTGTTGTTCATCAGCTTTTGCTTCTCTAAATAATACATCAGTTGGTTTTCTTTTATCATAGTTATAAGTTTTTATAAATCTATCAATTTGTCCATTGATTATATTAACTAAATCTGCTTCTTCTCTAATTGAACCTTCTTCAATTAAAAGATTTATTTGTTGTCCAACATAATTTTCTTGTTCGACACTATCAAATCTTGTTTGTTTCATTAAATCATAAAATACTTGTTTTACTCTATCCATTGCTTCATATGTTAATTCTGCTGCTTGCTTTTTTTTACTACCTTTAGTTTCTTTGAGTTCAACTGCTTTTGCTTTTATTGGTTTTTCTGATTCTAATCTTAGAACTTCTAATTTAATTCCTTTTTTTAGTCTATCGATAGATTCTTTTGGTTGTTGAGCAAGTTCTTGAAGAAATGCTTTTTGTGATGTGGGGTCTCTTTTAACTTGGTTACGTAATGTTTTTAATGCGAATTCTCTTTCTTTTGGGGTTAAATCTTGAAAATCTGGTAATGATTTAAGTAATTGTTCTGGTGATAATAATCCACTATATAATGTAGTAAGAGTAGATAATGAAGCATTTTGACTTCTTAGTTGATCAAGAATTTTTCTATTAGAATTTTCTTCATTTTTTAATTGATTAATTTCTTGTAATTTAGCTAGATATTTTTCTGGTTCATCTTTTAATGAATTTAATTCTTTTTCTAATTTTTCAAGTTTAAGTTCTTTATTATAAAATTCTGATATATCATTTTCTGTAGCACCTTTTCTTTTTAATTCTAATAATTTTGAACTAAGTTTTCCAAGTTTAATCTGTTCATCAAATGCTTTCTTACCGCTCTTTCTTTTAGCTTCAGAAATTGCTTGACCAGTTTTAGATTGTTGTTCATATTGTTTTATTTTTACATCTTTACCAGCAATTTTATTGCTTTTAATTTTCTGTTTTATTTGTTCGATATCATTAAGTGTATCTATTGGTCTTTTTCTATAAGTGCTTCTTTCAGCACCTCGTAATAGTAATTCACCGTAATTCATAATATATAATATTATATTATAAAATAAAAATAATTTATATTAATAAGGTTTAAGCATTTTTATTAAAACCCGAAATAATTTGTGAATAACTGTTTAAAACCCGAAATAATTTGTCACATACAAATTATTAGGCTTTTTAACCAGTTATTTGTGAATAACTGTTTAAAACCCGTATCCTTTGGCTAAAACATTTAATCTAGAAGCAAGTGTTGTAATACCATTAAATAAATTTTTAGATGTTGGTGATAAATCTCTATCTAATCCACTTGTGTCTTGTTGAACAAATTTACTAACATCTGGATTTGCTTTAATTAATTCAGGTTGAGCATTTAAAATTGACATAATAAATCTTTGGCAATTATTTTTAACAGCATCATAAGTAAACCAGTCATTACCCATATATGCTTGTCCAGCGTCTAACATTTGTTTAAAAGTTACATTGAAATTAGGTGGAATAGTTAGTTCAAATTTTTGTGTATTTGGTTTTATTGTTGGATATTCGTGAATATTTATAACTTCATTTTTTTCAACTAAAACAGGAATTCCACCATCTAATGTTACAACCATAAATAAATGATATAACTCATCAATTGAATATTTATCTTTAATGTCATTAAATTTACCTAAAGTTATTGTATTTACTAAACCATTAACTTTTTTATCTAAAGGTTCACGATAAGCACAAATACCTACAACTTTTTTATCACCATATTTTTGAATTAAATCTCTTTCTGCTGGTGGATAATCATCACGACCCATAATAACACCTTGAACTCTTCCAGATATATTAGATACAACTGATTTTGTTTTTTGTGCAATTGTATTATATGCTTTTTTAAGAAAATCAGCTAATCCAGCACCTTCGAGATGATCAGGATTAATATTTTGAAATTCACCACCTAATTCACCTTTAGAATGCATTTGTAGAACTTTCATCTGTTTTTTAGCATTTATTAATGGTATAGGCTTATTTGAATAACGTTTACCGGTATCTTTATTCTCAACGTAATAACCGAAAGAATTCTTATGCTTAAAATCATTTGGTAATGAGTTTTCACCTTTACCAGATTTAATAATGTGATATGGCATAATCTATATAATATATATAATATATAATTATATTTAGTAAATTAATTATGTTTCAAAAAATATAAGTTGTAAAATATAAATATACAAGTATTATATATAGATGCTATCATTTAAATCAGGTCAGCAAATTGCAGAAGTAGAATTTAAAAATAAGAAGATGAAGCCAAAAACGTTATATGTAAAAGATGATGAGGGTGAAAAATCTGATATAACTGGATTAGATAAAAGTGAGATATTGCCTAAATCGTTCTATACTGGATTAAAAAATGTTGGAACTACTCAGATCGCATTATTAAAAAAAGCAATCAAAGAAAGTAAAGTTGGTTATTTAGCAAATAATTTAAATTTAAAATTAGCATATGAGGAAGCACAGAAATTATTAAAAGATTTAGAAAGAAAGAATTATATTATTCCTAGAACAGATGGACAAATTAATCCAATACCATTACAAGAATCAAGTCGAATTGGTGTATTTGGTCCATCAGGTGTTGGAAAATCAACATTTATATCCAAATGGCTGAAGACATACAAAGAAAAATATAAGAAAAATAAGATATATATATTTAGTCCAAAATTAGATGACCCAGCATTTAAAGGTATTAAAGATTTACACTATGTTAAATTAGATGATACAATTTTATCAAATGTGCTAGATGTAACTGAGTTTCCAAATTCAGTCTGTATCTTTGATGATATTGAATCTATTACAGATAGAGCACTTAATAATGCTGTTAGAATATTTAGGGACCAATGTTATGAAATAGGTAGAGCACCAACTAATATTACAACTATAGCAGTTCATCACATTATTTTAGGTAATCAAGCGACTAAGATTATTCTAAATGAATCAGAAGAAGTAGTTCTATTTCCTAAATCTAACTTTTCAGCAGTATCTAATTTATGTCGTAGATATTATGGTTTTGGTAGAGATGATTTAAATTATTTAAAAGAAGTTCCTAGTAGATGGGTTGTAATTAAACGGTCTTATCCAACTTGTATTATTAGTGAGAATGCTGTTAAGGTTCTTTAAATTTCTATAGTGATACATTCAACATATGTTCTATTATTTAATTTATAATAGTTATATCTATAATGTTCTATTACTTTTCCAGTACGTGGATGAAATTGTTTTTTTTCTATTTTATCATCGTTTTGAAATATACATTCCATAGTAGGTATATCATCTATATTATTATATGTTATTTGTTTTCCGTGTAGTTTTCCATTTACAAATTCACTTGTTCTAAATATCAGTCCTGAATGATTATATTCTTTTCTAATTCCTTCTTCTTTTCCATTCATCATAAATACTTCTGATTGTATTTCTTTTGGTAAATGACCAAATGAATTATAATATGACCTATATACACCCGTAAAGTTTTCCATATAATTATAGTATAGAAAATATTCTTTTATATAAAATTAATTATTTTATTTTATTTTATAATTATTTTATTTTATTTTATAATAATATATGGATTGTTCCTGTCCGATATGGAAATATAAAGAATTAAAAACAATTTGTGCTTGTGGTGGTGTTGTTTATTATCAGAAAATTAAAAAAATAGATGAAACAGAAGAAAAAAATAAAATATTAGATAAATTAAAAGAAGAATTAAGACAATTAAGAATAGATATTACAATTAAAAAAATGGAAATTAATGAATTAGAAAGCGAGTAAGCTTATCAATAGAAATATAAACATATTTTTTATATTCTGGTCTACCTCTATCACATCTTCCACCTATATCTATTTTTAATTTTTCATCACAGAATTCATAATAATATATACCATCTGTAAATTTAAAAACAAACAATACTTTATAACCTTTATCATAATAATCTTTTGCTTTAATAAACTTATTTTCTCCGATCATAGTTGTTGGATATTTATTATATGTATTTTTTCTTTCTTTTACTTCAACTATTATTTTATTATCTTTATCTTTTAGGTCAAATAGATGAAAATCTTTTGTTTTCTTTAATTTACAATCATATTTTTTATCTATAATATCTTTTACTTCTAGAACACTGTTTTCATCGTTTGCATCATAAAAAACCATTTATATATTATTATACTATAAAATAATTATTTTTATATAAAGAAATAAAAATATATTATAATAATATATAGAAATGGAAAAATTTGAAGAATTAAAACAAAAAATTCATAATAAATCAAAAGAAGTAAATACATATGTTCATAATTTTCTTAATAAGGATGATAATATTAAACCTGAACTATTTAATGATTTGTATATAAATTGTCATATGTCAAGAGAAGAACTTAAATTATTAATATATGATATTTCTATGAAAATAATAAAAGAATATAATTTAAGTTGTAATTTATTTCATAAAAAAACACCTGATTTATTATATGCACCCCTTATAGAAGTCTGTAATCAGAATCTTATGATTGATATATCCAAATTATTAAATTGTTTTGATTCTAGAATTAAATTACTTATTGAAGATTATTGATTTATATTTTAATGCAATTTTTTATTATTTCTTTTTCTTGTTGATTATCTCTTAATGTTATAAAAGTTAATATTGTAACTAAATAATCAGGTGATTCTTCTTGATGAAGCATTAATTTAGCATATTCATCTATTTTTAAATATGAAAATCTCACTCTAATTGAACTATGTTTACCACAGGTATTAATTCCATCTTTTAGTTTTTGGAATCTGTATGGATTATACATAGTTATTATTCCTTGTTGTTTTGCTTTATCCATTAATTGACCAATAATATTATATTGTGTCCATTTTGTATCTTCTGAATATTTTAATTCTTGATTCCAACTAAAACCATATGGATCAAACCATTCTAATGTATTAATATCTTCGTGATATAATAAAGCACACCAATGACCATTTTCTGAACTTTTAACAGGAAATAAAACAATACATTTATTATATTGTCCCAATATTTCTTGTAATGAATTAAATTTTAATAAATCTTTGTATAAATGAACTGGACATTTGCCATTTGTTGTTATTTTTATATCTGAACCGGTTAAATCCTGACTATAAATCTTTTTAATTACTTTATCCATATAAAATAGAATTATAAATTAATTTATATTGTAATAATATATAATGTCTTTAAGTTTAGTCAATTCAACAATTATACCCCTATTAGATGGTCAATCGTTTATTGGTTCTAATTATGATAACATTCTAGATTTTGTAGAAATTAATATTGCTATCCATTGTGATACAGCATATGATTTAACATATATTTATTCACAAGATAAAATAAATGTTGATTATCAAACAACACAAGGTGTTACGGCAAATATGGAAACTCAATTCTTTAATGTTCAGGTAAAAGATAGATATTTTAAATTACAAATAGATGCTACAGATGGCGATATGTCTGTTCTAAATGTTCAAACTATTTATAAAACATCACAGACTTATAAATTAGGTAGTGGAACTGGTTCAGATGTTAATATTATATCTCCTGTTGATGGTGATGGATATGTTCAAACAGTTATTATGAATACAGTTGATGTATCTGGTACCGTAAGTACTGATATTAGTGGTCAAACTGTAGATATTTCTGGACAAAGTGTAGTTGTGTCTGGAACTGTAAGCACAGATATATCAGGTCAGACAGTTGATATAAGTGGACAAAGTGTAGTTGTGTCTGGAACTGTAAGCACAGATATATCAGGTCAGACAGTTGATATAAGTGGACAATGTGTAGTTGTATCTGGAACCGTAAGTACTGATATAAGTGGTCAGACAGTTGATATAAGTGGTCAATCTGTAGTTGTATCTGGAACCGTAAGCACAGATATAAGTGGTCAGTCAGTTGATATAAGTGTTCAATCTATAGTTGTATCTGGAACGGTAAGAACAGATATAGCAGGTCA